AACCAGATAGGTGTAAGTCCTTCCATTCTCTACCAGGGTTACCAAGATAAAACGTATTGGAAACCGAGGGAGAAGCGTTGCTTGTAATCTTAGTAAAGTTTACAATTGATTGGTTGTTTGAATTAGCAAACCGATCGAAATCTGATCTGGATACACTACCGTTAGCTGCAACCGGTACAGCTCGCATTGCACCTTGCTGCGTAATAATGATAGCATTGGTGTTGCCCGTTCCAGTTACGGTATCGGGGATGACCGCAACAGATCCAGTTGGTTCGTCAACCTTTAATTGAGCAGATCCAAGGAAGATCGTATTGCCAGTTAACCACAGTTCCTTCCAACGTAGTTCCGGACTTCCTATTCTGTACAGATTGTTGGCAGCTGGAAGCAGATCTCCAACTAGTACAGGATCACTAAACTGAAATTGCTGAGTAGACGAATTGTATCTTAGAAACTTGTCCCCATCTAGAGTGGACATGTCGATATCATCTAGTCCAGCTAGTCTTACCTCACCACCACCTGACGAGCCACCACCGGTACCGGCGTAAGCCATTCTTGTAATTTGTGAGGAGATGTTTCTAGTGAATTGCTCGAACTCACCAGTTATCTTTAGCTTGAATGGTTCTAGATCCGGTGTCTCGCCATCTTTACCTGGCTGACCTTGAAGACCCTGTTTACCTTCCGGACCAGTGAGACCTTGAGGACCCATCGGTCCAATCGAACCCTGTGTTCCTTGAGGGCCCTGAGGACCAGCAAGGCCTCTTGCTCCAGAATCACCTCGAGCACCTTTCGGACCTTTAGGACCTTTCTCACCTTTCCTACCCCTGAACACTTGTACAGGAACAGGATCTTCATCTTCGTTTACTTGGAGGTATTGCGTACCAGACTGTTGATCAATAAGATCCTGCAGTTCTTGCGACAGTTCTTCAGCGAGAGCCTTTTTAGCCTTGCTGTTCTCGTTTTTGAGAACACCAAGGAGAGCTGCTAGAAGTTTAGCCTGGTCGACTTCATTCATCGTCGTCCTCGATGTTATCGGAAGCCATTGAGTCCATAAATCTGGTCATGCTCTCAACAAGTTTCTTTTCTTCATCACTCATGTTAGGCTTAGGTGTGAATTCTTCTTGCTGCTGATCCTGTGGATCAGGCTTATCTGGCTGGTCTCCCTTATAATCAATAGGACCGTTTATACCACCTTCATCGTCCATCTCGGTGCGCTCGGCATCAAGCTCTTTATCAACCTGTGTGATCTCATCTTCTGTCATGCGCAGGACGTTTTCTCGAACCCATTTCATGGAGTAGTACTTGCCAACTAGTGGATCAATTTCTCCAGCCAGACGTAGCCGCTCTGTCATGATCTCCGTTTGCTTGAGCTCAGAAAAGTAATTATCCTCTTTAAAGTCGTAGTGGATATTGTTACGCATCTCTTCCCAGTCAGCTCGTGAAAGAACACCCTTCAATACTAATTGTATTTCCAGCAGTCCTTCAAACAGATGAGTAAATCTAGTCCTTAGACGTTTGATAAATTTATTGAACTTAATCTCGTCTCTAGTAATCTCCGAAGACCTACCCATGTTAAACTGAGTATCAGATTCCATGCGGGTTACGGGTACGTTGAGCGACTTGTATAACTTACGACGGAAGTAGTCAACGTCGTCCATTTCTCCTAGATTCTGACCACCTGGCAAAGTCGTTATCTCAGTGCCTCTACCGCCGTCTCTGCGCGGTAACCAGAAGTCCTCTAACATAGTCATGAACTTACGATCGTCGCGTACTTCGCCTGTACTAGCGTCATACACCAGCTTATTCTTGTGCTTAACCATCATGTCGCGAAGATACTGTTCTGCCTTCATCTTTGGCAGGTTACCAACGTCGATATAAAAGATTCGCCGCTCTGGTGCTCTGGCAAGACGGTATATAACCGTAGCGTCTTCCAGCATTCGCAATTGGTTCAGAGGCTTTACAGCTTTGTTGAGATGCCCAAGAATCATCTTGTTCTTAGAGTCCATCAGCCCACTGTGAATGTGACTAATACTGTCTGTTGCAATCTTAATGCCTTGGGTGGCAGAAGAGGATATCCCTTTTGGGTTATACAGATAGTATTCTTTTTGTTCTTTGTTGTATATCGTAGCACCAGTACGAGGATCTTTGGATTTTACTTTCTCTCGAACTTTACGAATCTTACGAGGGTCAATATATCTCAGTTCTTTAATACCATCTCTTGGATCCTTGTCGTTAATAATGATGTGATGGTATAGTCTACCATCTACATACCAACGTTTAAAGATATCGTATCCTTTATTACCAAAGTCCAGCATATCAAGAACTGTTTCAAATTCTTCTCGGATCTTATTCTTAATGGAATTTGGTTGCTTGAGATTATCCAACACTATTTCAATAGGACTCTCTTCTTCCATTACAATTGATTCGTTGATAACGTCCTCCACAGCGGCATCACATTCCGGTTGCATTGACATCTCTCGATACCTAGTAACCAGCTCTGCTTCTGACTTAGCCGTTCCGTCTAAATCTACAAATGTACCATAGGAACCACCAGGTGCTACCTCAATAGCTCCGTCGTCGGTCTGTGGGGGTACGAAGGTTTTCAGATCTTCTTTCTTTTCTTGATCTGACCTTGTTATATCGAATCCGAATAATTGCACTATGTTTGTCCTCAGAGAATGAATGGATCGATATATTTATCGACCCACAAGAACACTAGTGATAGAGTTTAAATCGCGAAGATTTTAGAGACACCGTCAGAGAATTTGACAGTTATATTGCCGCCGCTTGGAAGGATAGGAAGACCCACGGCAGTGTCAATGTAGACGACCAGTCTAGAAGTAGCTTGATCACCTTCATTGTTTTCAGCATCACCAGTGTTATGATATAAAACAAGAGCCTCACAATTGGCGCCTGTTACGAATGGAAACTCTACATCTGCAGCATCGAAAACCCCATCGGTAATAGTTTTACTGATAAGATTGTTAGTTGATACTACTGCTGTGTTGGGTATACTAGATCGGAACTGATGCGATCCATTAAACGAGTAGACGTCCGTGTCTACTAGCGCTATTGTAATCACATTAGATGACAGATTTAGTTCACCGCCAAGCAAAGCCTGCTTGGCTTTAGTATAAAGCTGATTAGCCATCTAACCAATCCTTTTAGTTTACGCCGGACTCGCCGTGTTCCCACCAGTCGTAAGCGAAGGTAACAGTAAATTCTTCAATTGCTTCTGCTTCCCAAGCCAGATCAATAGGAGAAACTGCTACAGGGTACAAACCGTCAAACGTGTATGTCTGTATGACGCCGCCCTCTTTACTGTACTGTAACACTTTGGCCTGAGCTTTGTATTGAGCTGGGTTAGTACCATACTCATTTAAGTTGCCGGAATGATTATTAATTTTGTGACTCCAATTCTCCAATGCGTTACGGAGTTTAAAGTCTTCATCATTCATAATAGTTACAGTCCAATCATCAAACGTGCGGTTACCGGCAAGTTTGATCTGTCGACCGAAATAAGGAGCAACAATAGTGCCCAGCGATGATTGTGGGATTTGTCCTGCACGAACCATGAAAGGAGATTTAGTGATCAGATCGCCACCGTTCAACGTCCCTCCCTGTGGTTGGAACAATTGAATCTCAAACAAAGAGGGACGGGCCCCTCCTTGCTTAAGCTCACCCCTAAAGGTGTTTACGTTAAAAGCCATTTTTATTCTCCCTATTATCCAAACTGGCCGACGACTTCTTCAAACTCAACACCTGTTCTAACTGCAACAAAGTTAAGTTGAATGAAGTTAATTGAGCGAGCAGGCTTGACGTATATGTCTCCGACAAACTCGTTGCGGTCAATAATTTCTGACGTATTGTTTGTATCGTCACAAACTACTCGGAAATCAGTAATGCCTCGTCGACCCTGTACGTCTCGTAAGAAGGGCTCAACTAAATTGACAAACTGGGCTCTAGTGAACTCATCGTTGAATTCGAACAGACTTTGTCTTGCAGCGATCGCAATTGCCTTTTCTAAAACGATAAACAATCGTCGAACGTTGATTCGATCAAATGCACTTGGATATCCTAGCAATGTCTTATCACCAAACAAAATTGTTCCTTCGCCTGGGAATGTAGTTACTGGGTTTACACCGTTCTTGTAAAGTAGATCGCGTGCTGTCTTGTCTGGATTGAATGCAAGAGATACAGAGTTCTTAATTCGTCCACGCGACAGGCCAGCAGGTGAGTACCAAGGATCTCGTACTTCATCGGTACGAGCCATAGTACCAGCGATATCGCCATTCAGCGGTACCCAGCGGTATGCATCGTTGTACTTATCGTACTGATACTTGTACCCGCTGTCCAATACTGCGTATGATGTTGAAGGTAAAGTATTTCGGAACTCTACGACGTCATCAGCTTCTGCGTTGTTGTACGAAGTATTGTTAACTACGTCATCTTGCTCAGGAGAAAGACATACAACACAGTCCTTTCTGAATTCTGCAATGTTGTTGATCAAGTGAATCGCCGTGGCTGATGTAGCTGCGCCACCAAGAATGACTGATACATCGACTTCTTCTGCAGACTTAAACAGATCGTATGCACGTTGATACTGGCCAGCAGTACCTGTAGATCCATCAGATCCGGATCGGAACGACTCGCTTACAGGAGTGTTACCACCACCATATGTAGTTCCGCTAGCCTTGCTACCAGCGTTCGTTACACCACTGGGATGAGCGGCCCACCACATGTACGAAGACTCTCGGTTAATCCTAGAGGCATAGTAGTTTGTAGAGCCATCTTCGTTCTTAGCATCAGATGCTTTAGAAACCGAATCAAAGACTTCAACGACCTGACCTTTAACGTTAGTCCATTCACCATCTTCGTCAATAACCACTACGTGCATTTGATCAGCTGATCCACCACGTGTAGTAGCGAATGGTGAGGTACCTGGTGCACGGTTAAAGAAGTTGTGGTATTCCCACAAACGCTTCTGTGCAGTATCACTGTTTACAGTAGTACCAACATACTCGTTGTCTAGGGTAACAGACAGGCCATCCCCTGCTACTGTAGCTACTTTATACAGATCTTTATCTGGACCAAGCTGTAGGAAGTCACCAGGGGTTACTGTTAACGCTTGGTTAGCGGAGAACGTAACACCAGTGTTGCCGTCTACTACAGTGTAGTTGCCCGACAATACAGACTCGAATGCGGTCGCACTTGGACAGATAGAATACTTTAACGAGTTGCCAAGAGCGCCGCCATACTTAGCTACGAAATTACCTACACCGCTAGTACCGTTTGCAAAGTTAGCATCGTAGTCTGCTTCGCTCTTAATCAGAGTGATCGAAGCATTGCCGGACGTAATAGCATTGGCTAGTCCAGTATTGTTGATGCGGACAGTGTGAAGTGTGTCTGCGTATGCTAAGAAGTTAGCTGCAACAAAAAAGTCTCTAAAATATGTGCTGTCGGGCTTTTGGAACTGGCCCAGTAGCTGTGCTTCGTTGCTGATCAGCACTCGCTGCTCAACAGGACCCCAACGGAACTGACCAGCAAATGCTCCAGCCGTTGTTTGTACTGCAGGGACAATCGCTGTAAGATCAATCTCACTTACGTTGACTCCTGGAGAAATTTGAAAGGCCATTTTAATCTCCTCGTGGTTTAATTACTGTTATATTTATAATTTTAGAAGTCTACGACGTCTTTCACATCGTACGTGTATCCGAGAGGACCCACACTGTCTTCTACATGGTATATGTCGTGCCCATCGTCTACAATACCGAATGGTAGAACATCATCTTCAATCATCTTTTGATTTTCAATATAAAGTCGACTACGTACATCGTTATCAGTTAGCTCAATAAAAAACTCTTGCCTCACTAACCACGAAAACAAAACAGTGCACATAACAAGGTCGTCATGGTGACCTTCTTCAGCTTCATAGCTGCTTCTCTTATTTATGAAAACTGAAAGCTCTTGTAAAAGATCATAGTCGTTGATAATCATCTTATCGCTTTCGACTATGTCCTTTAGGTTGGAGCACCCGATTCGCTTAACGGTCTTTGTTGTTTTGACGCCAAGCTGAATCCGATGCGAGTGACCACCGCTTACTTGCTGCCCACCTCTTCCTTTTACACTAGTACTTAGTATATTTTCGTATTCGAGATCCTGTTGAATAATAGTTGCAACAGTCTCGCCCAAATCGTTCAATTCTACTAATATAAATGCCTCGTTATACATCTTTGCAGCATTTACAATAACGTCCGGATAGAACATTGGGGATATTTCTTTAGATCGATACTTACCAACAATTTTGTATGGCATATCAGTGACATCGAATACTACCAAAGCGCTGTAATCTAACCCTACGCCTCTCGCTGTATCAACAGTCACCACATACAAGTGATCTTTCTGAGGTCTCTCATATATATCAAACCCGTTATTTGAGGCAACCGGTTTGATGAAAGGTATTTGAGCTAGCTTGCGTCCATCAATAAGCGTTGCTGAACTTCCTAGGAACTCACATTCAAACTCTTGTCTGAACTGCTCCTCGCTTGTGTTCTTGATAGTCTCTAGCTTCCACTTCTCATCTCGTCCTGGAACATCTGACCAATGTACATCGTGTCTCACGTAGCTGTTGTTGCCTTCCTCACTGTCCACCCATATCTTGTAAAACATATTCATACCGTTAGGCGTGGATGTTACAAGAACCTTAGTACTGGTACCAGATGATACTGTAGGGAACACCGATGCAAAGAACTCTTCTTGTAGATTGTTAGGTACAAATGCAAACTCATCAAGATATATTAGGTTCTGAGATGTACCTCGAATAGCCGAGGATGAAGTAGCTGAAGCTAGTATCTCGGATCCATTCTCCAATTCTATGTTACCCTTGTTCCATTCTTTAACACCTTGCTGTAGCCACTTTGGTAGCCACTCGTAAGCTGTTTGTATTCGTCCAAGGATCTCTCTAGCTTGTGCTAGTTTGTTTGCAAGGATAGCGACACTGTACTGATCGTTGAACAGCACCTGCCATAAAATGTATGCAGCAACCGTAGTAGTCTTTCCAACCTGTCGTGGTAGCTTACATATTACAAATCTGTTATAGTTGAACTTGTCTACCATCTCTTCTTGAAAAGGCCACAGGTCAAAATCTACAAGACCTGTGTCGACATTAACAATCTTTACGTAGTTCCTTATAAAGTAGGCAGCATTGCGGGAGCACTTGATATACTCCTTGACTTGCTCCTGCGTGTATTCAACAGGAACTCCAACTCTTTTAAGATTTTTGTTGCCAAGGTAGGTATCTATAGACATTAACTGTTGACTTATTCTTCAAGGGGGGGATAATGGCGGTGTAGCCGATCAAGTATCACTATCTAAGTTATCTTTAAGCATATTCTGTAGCTCGGTGGTCGACCCAACAAACAAAGCATTGGTGACGTTGTTTGGTCCTTGCGTGGCAGGATCGTCCTGCTTGAGCTTTTTGACTTTAGTCTGTATGTCTAACAAATCTTTGTTTGCGTCAGTCAGTGTCTTCATTAGCGAAGCAACTACTTCAAACGCTCTGGGGTGCTCACTTGCTTTTGCAATCTCTACTAGCTCATGAAGTGCGTGTGATCCGTTCTCAATAAGGTCGTATAAGTTTTCTCTGGCGTATCGATAGTCAGTGTCGATATCGCCTGTAAAGTCTCGACCTTCGCGATTAACTAACTGATTAGTAGCTTCTGGAGTACGTGCTTCCTTACTCTCTACTATGCTAGCAGTATCTGCCGGCAACTCGAATAGATCGTTAAGGTTGTTTTCTAACTTAGTTTTACTCACGTTTAGTACCACTTACAAAGAACTGCTGATCTTCTATATAGCCAAAGTCGTCGTCGCTACCAATAGAGCTCGATGGAATTGAGACACTCGCGTCTGATGTAGGAGTGCCATTTGCGGTCAATCCAGGAGTAACTTCTAACGTTGATGACACTTCTGACGTATTGGCAGTAGAGACGCTAACACGCGTGATTGCGCGCTTGATCACACCCTGTGTTCTAACAGGTCCAAACAAGTATCCCTTGACAGTAAAGTTCAACGTATGTATCAGAGCTCTTCTAGTTGAGAAATCTCCATCATACGTGTCCTCTGTAGATATATCGTTGAACACTACAGGAACATCCATATTAATATTCAAATCAGGTATTAGCTTGACACTGTTAGTCCACTCCGGTGTAAAGAATGGAAGGATACCTTCTAGTATTTGTACACCATCATCCGCGTTCTTTACAAACACTGATAACGAAATGTTAATATCAAAAGGTACAGGCGTGTACTGATACTTTAACTTATTGTCATCCTCGTAATTGTATACATTCTTAATAGTAGAAGGTAGCTTACGAGTAGGATTGTAATTCATTGAAGTTATTTCAAAGGACATCCTAGGTAGTGAAATAGCAACGTCCTTATCGAAGTTAGGATCTTGCGCCAACCTTACTAGGAATTTCTCCTTAGGACCATAAGCAATAGGTACCCGTAATGTTTGCACCCTTTCGCCAGACTGATTAAAACGCTGTACATCAATATCATTAAACATTGTACCAAACATGATAATGTACTTGCGAATAATACTATGATAATAAGTATGGCCAAACATTAGTATCTATCTCGTTCACTAAACGGATTACTTTCACTAAAGTCTAATATAGAGTCTGCCTCGAACTGGAAGAAGTTGTTGTTCGCAGCAGGAGCAGATGTTTCTATTG